TTCTTTTCATTATTTTTGTTTTCTCATTCTGGCTATTTCAAGTTTCTCTTCAGCAATTCTAATTCTTTCTGCTGCTTGATCTTCGTTGTTTTCTAGTTTCATTTTTTCAATGTCTAGTTTTTCATCGATTTCATTTTCTCTAATCTCATTACCCATCATATCTTGTTCAGATTTTCTCTGTAAGTCCATAGCTTTAAGATCTAGTTCTCTTTCTTTCAATGCAACTAGTGGATCTTTCTGTTGACCCATCGCTTCACCTTGAGCAAGTTGTGTAGTTATCTCTGCAACTCTTTTTGCGATCATTGATGCAACTCTAATCTCTGCTGCTTCTGGATCTTGTTGTAACATTTGTTGCATTTGAGGATCTTCTTGTATCATTGCACCAACTTCTCCTTGAGCTTTCATTGATACGTGCTCAGATATGTGTGCTTGCAGTGTTGAATACACTTGAGGATTAATCTGAACCATTCTTGTTGCCATAAAAGCAACGTGAGCTGCCATATGTGCATCATGATCTTGAGTCGGGAACGCTTTTAATGGTTTCTGGTATAATGATTCCATATTCTCGGTTGCCGGATCTTTTGGCATTGGTTTTTCTTGTGGAATAAGTAGTTGATCAATATCTTGGGTCCCTAATGCTTCATATACTCTACGATACGCTTCTCTCAAGTTGTGCATCATAGGATTTGACATAGCAATCTTTAGATTCTCGTTTGCAAGTGTCACTCTTTGGGCCATACTCATGATATTTGGGTCGGCTACTGGAATTACATCTACTCGATCATCAAAATCAGTTTGTTTTACTGCTTGATCGGCACCATATACTGAATATGGGTAGATTGGAGGTAGATATGTTCCAAATACTTTTGATAATAGTCTAAATTCTCTACGCATTGAGTAGTAACAACGCTTGTGTATTGCACTCATGACCCTTGAACCACGTTCTAGAAGCGAAACTGTAGTACCAACAGCTCTATTTTGCATGTCATTACCCGTATCCATGTTAGTTATTGCTGCAAACTTCTGTCCTGCTTGCACAACAAAGCCCATTAATTGGTATAATGTAGCTGATGGTTCTTTAAATGGTAAAATTTGGAACTGATCTTTGATATTTCCGCCTGGTGCATCCACATCTCTGAACTCTCCTGGTTGAAATGGTTGGTCATCGTCTCTAATTCTAATACCTCTAGACTTAAATCCAGCAGGTAAGTTTGATAATGTACCAGCATCTAACAATTGTCTTAGTGCTTGAGTAGCAGTTCTGCTTAATCCACCAATCATGTGTGTTAAACCAAAACCATAAAACCCTAATCCTGGTAAAAATTTAAAATGTACGAAGTATTCTTTTCTTTTTTTAGTCTCATCATTCATATCGTAGTTACGATAGATAGATAATACTTCGCCTGAACCTTCATCAATAGTTACGATGTAAGGAACTTTAACTTGTTTGTCTGGATTTTGCATTTCAAACTCTTCTAAGTTTAAATCGACATGCATTTCAAGAATTTGATATGAGTATTGTTTATCGGTTGAAGGTGTTACTCCTTCTAGTTCTTGGTATTTCTTTTCAATTTCTGTTGGACCTGCTGCAGTTGGTTTTAATTCTACATCTCTATAAAATCCTGCTGCTTGTTTTTTTAAAATTTCGTTCTCACCCATTTTAATAACATGAGTAATTCTTTCGCAATCCATTAAATCAGTTGCGTAATAAGGAACTACTAAATCTTCAGCTGGTATAAATTTAGATACCGCTCTTTGCATTACTTCATCATAATAAACTTTTTTAAATGCAGATCCTGCGAGTGCTAAATAAAATAATAGTTGATCAAATTCTGGAGTGTACTCTTCCATCTCTTCAGTCAACATGTAATTCATAAAATCTTGCACACGTTGTGCTTGATTTACTTTTCCCTCATCTTCCACACCAAGAACCCTAGTTCTTACAGGTCCTGATGAGGGAAGTAATTCTTTATAGGCTTGTGCTTGAAAGGATGTAACCGCTTCGGATAAAAGTGGATGAGTCACGGATGCCGAACCTTTGAAGGGTCTCGTCATCGTTGTGTGTTTGATTCCTAATAAATCTAAATTACTAGTATAAGAAGTTTCCCAATCCTTACGTGATACTCTATCTTTTTTATAATCATCTAATAACTGATTTGACATTCGTTGAAGAGTCTCGTCAGACATTTCTTCTGTAAGATTTTTAAAAAACTCTTCAGTTTCATTAATTGCTTCTTCAACAGTTGCAGGTTCCTCTCCTTCTAATTCAATATCAATTTCTTCAGAATCAGGAGTAACCATTTCTTCTTCAATTACTTTATCAATTTCAGCCATATAAAAAATTAACTAAGTTTAGTTGGTTTTGTTCTCGCCATTCCGCCACCACGAGCTTTTACCATAGTACCTTTTTTAAAATAGTTTCCTACTTTTTTAACGTTAGCATTGTTAGCAGCTATCTTTTGATTAAAAGCAATTTTTTTTGCAGCTCTATCTTCTGCAGCCTTAGCCATTTTATCTTTTAAAGTTGAGAACCCTCTTCTTTCCTCTTGTGCTCTATTTGCTGCTTTAAATTTTTCAATGCTATCTGCACTAAAATTAGCACCTTTATTACTTGCACCAAACATTTTAAAAGGTCCACTAGATATAACATCTTTGTCTACTTTAATACCTGGAATACTTTTAGTTTTCTTAGTAATGTATTCTACTTTTTTTGGTTTAACAAATGATTTTCTAAACTCTGGTGTTTTACCAACAACATTTGAAGCTGTTGATTTACCACCTAGCATTCCTAACTTAGATGCACCAAGTAATGCTGCACCAGCTGCTAGGATTTTATTTCGTCTTCTTGATTTTTTTGACATGTCTTTATCTCCTAATTAATAATATACGTATTTACGTTCTTTATAACTTTGAACCTCATCCTCGTCAGAATAAGTAGTTACAAAAGAACCTTGTCGGTATCTTAACATAGCTTGGGTGGTGCTGTCCACATAATCGTCATGTTCTCCATGAGGAAAAGCTGCACATTCTTCTATGACTTCTTGAGCCCAATGCTCATCTCGGGGATAATATACCTGTCCGCTCTCAAATATAGGAGAAGTAGCATTAACCCTAGAGTGTTTGTCTTGTCCTCTTCCTGGTGTGTAATCCATAACAGGGATACCCATTCTTCTTAATTCTTGTAATAAACTTTGTCCACTCGCTTTAGCTTCTATAATAATTGTCTCTGGTTGCCAATACTTATATTGATCTAGTGCTACCATTTTTAATTCTGGAAAATCCCATTTACCTTTGATTGCATCAATTAGCATAATAGCATCAGGCCCTGATTCGTGAGGCGTGAATATTCCCCAAGTAGTAATAGCTGAGTAGTCGGCTGTCTCTTTTTTACTGAACGCTGTATCATAAGATTGTATGACATGCTTTAACGCAGGAAGATCCTCGGACCACGGTTGCCACCATTCTCTTTTTAAAATTGCTCCTTCCTCTGAAGTTGGATTTTGCATGTACTGTGCAGACCAATTTCTAATTGAGATTGAAGCTTTAACTTTTTCTAATTCTTCTAGGTTCCAATATTCAGGCCAAACAGGTACCGGATTTTCTTCGTCACCTAAAAGAGCTGGAAAAGAAATTTTCTCCCACTTGTCTGCCTTAGGTTCATTTTCTGATCGTATTAATCTTCCGGTCAAATCATCTTCTGCCCATCTTGTCATTACAAGTACAATCGAGCCTCCCGGTTGTAAACGTTGTCTGGGTCCTGATAGATACCAATCAAACGTTCTCTCCATTGCACTATCGGACATTGAATCTTGTTCCGTGTGTGGATCATCAATAATAAGTAAGTCCGCCCCTCGTCCTGTGATAGAACCGCCAACACCCGCTGCAAAGTATTCCCCACCTTGATTGGTCTCCCAACGTCCTTTTGCCTTACTATCTTCTCTTAGTCTAACATCTCCAAATATTTGTTTATAGTCTGGACTGTCAATTAAATTTCTTACCTTCGCACCGAACCTTCCTGAAAGTTCTGCGTTGTGGGATACCTGCATAATTTTCATCTTAGGATTCTTTCCAATCATCCAAGCAGGAAAGTATATGGATGCAAATTCAGACTTAGTGTGTCTAGGAGGCATATTCACGATGAGCCTTCCTTTTTTATTTTTTGATATCTTTGTGAACTCGTGTGCAATATGTTGGTGGTGTCCCCACTTATCAGGATCTCTATCAGTTCTACAAATAAAATCTGGCCATACATTTTTTACAAAATATAAAAAATTATCTTGACATAATTTTATATGTTTAAGCCACACTTTTTCGAGCCTCTCTCGTAGCTGATCGGTGGTCAATAATTCTGTATCAGTCATCTAGATTTAATATACACCCGGGTCCCCTAAAAATAAACCCCCTATAATCTACAGCGACCCACTACATGTATCTGTCATGCAATGTTAAGGTAAAGTAAGTAACAGCGAAAAAAAAATAGTAAAAAAATTAAAAAATAAAACTTTTTGATTTTTGGATTTTGGTTGGTACCTCTATGGGTGTCCAGGCCCGAAGGCCTGGACTAGGGAAACTTGTTTATTTTAAGTAGCTTAAGAAAGCTTTTTTTAATCTATTTCGCTCAGCAACTGTTATTTTTTTAGTCGTGTCAGCAAAATGATTAAAGCTATATTTTCTAAATATAGCCCACGCTTCACGGGCCTCGCATGGTGTACCAATTGAAGACGCCATTAGTTTACAATTCTCATTGTGATCTAAATCAAAAACAGCGTGACAAAGTTCATGCAATGTAACATGTAGTAAGTAGTTATAACCTCGATCAATTGCTTTTTCAGTGATCCAAATATTTAATCTACCGCCTACACCTAGAACATTTTCGTGCCCTTTTGTAGGGTTACCGATCCGAACGTTTATTCTAGGCAATTTAATACCTTGGTCTTTAGCTTCGTATAAAATACTAATTACTTTACGTCTTAAAATATACGTTGCATCGTTCATTTTATTATTTTTTATTTGTTTTGTTTTCATTTTATTTTCCCTTTTTGTTAATTGTTTATTCTGTTAACTTATCCCATCTTAATAAGAGCGTCAACTAAATAATTAATCTTTATTCATTTTTATTCAACCTCTAGTTGTAGGCTCTACTTTAGAATCATTCTAAAAAAGAATTAAACATAATATTAACAAACCAACCACGCCCGGAAAGAAAACCACGATGCGAATTAAAAAAGCTATAAACGCATCCATCTATAAACCCGCCTTTTTGAATTTCTTTTTACCGTAGGTTTTTACTTTCTCGACAATCACGGCCGGCGTGTCCAGCTTGTAACACAATAAACAATCTTTACATTTTTGGCCCGTACAATTTTGGCGGTCCTGATGCTCGGACTCAGGGACGGTTGAGAATGTTTTATCAAAGTACGGCGGGATCTTATCCAGGATGTGATTGATCCGCGGCGTTGAATAAATAAGAATAAAATTTTTCGGCTTTTTATTATTCTTAAAATATTTTGCTATGATGTCGTATCTCTTCGTCCACAAGCTAAAGTTACAGTGAGGATTTTTAATCGCTATATTCACGTAATTAATTAAATTAATCTCATTAATTAATTCACCATGAGCGTTGAAGCGAAAAAAAGCGCTATTGATCACCGGCAGCGCATCAGGATGCAGGACTCGATCAGCGAGCAGCTCAGTGTTACGCTGAAGAGCTGGCGCCATGTTTTTTCTAAATGTTTTTAACATCTCATTCGAATAGCAAAAAGTACAAATATTATTCGGGTCTTGCTTATTATAATTTTTATTACAATAAGCATTCGTAACAGTATTTGTGCTGATGGCCTGGAAGCCTTCCAGCTTCCCGGTCATTTTTGATATATGAATCATGAGCCGTTCCCCTCGTATATTTCTTTAAGGTCCTGAAGGTCCGCGCCGTCATCGCTGAAATCGTCACGACTCAGGCCCAGGCCAGCTGCTGCCGCTGCTTCGTCTAATTCTTTTGGCGTAAGCTTATCAATCACGCTGGTATTAATTGCCTTTTTAAACCCGAAGGGGTCATTGTTTTTTTTAGTCATTTTTATTTCCTTAGTTGGTTAATGCATCTTATTAACATGGGATAAAATAGCTGTCAAATCTTTTTTTAAATATTTTTATTCTTTATATATATAGAAGAGCCACGGCCCGTGGTCCTGGATTTATTTTTTTTTAAAAATTTTTTCCGCACCTATAATCTTATATATCTCCATATGTATAGTCAGTTATTCATTTTCAAAATGTTAATGTAAACAACTTCAAAAATCTCCATATGCAAGGTTAGTTATTCATTTATGTTAATGTTAAGGAAAAGGAAAAATCTCCATATAGCGTGTTAGGTATTCATTTTCAAAATGTTAATATTAACGAAAAGAAAAATCTCCATATGCAAGGTTAATGGTTCAATGTTAATGAACCATGTTAATGACCATGCCATAGGCATGGTCATTAACTCACACGCGAGACGTGGCTATTGCCTCAAGAAGTTTATTGCGTCAATCAAGTTGAGTGATGAGTAGGCACGAACCACGCTTCTCGGTTCACGAACCACGAAAATTTGATATTCTGAACAAGGTCTGTGCGAGAGGTCTTCTCGCAGGATAAAAGATTTCCCACCATTCTTATAGTGTGTTAAGTGCCAGTTGATTTGATACTTGGATAAACCTAAATTCTTGACAGCATTGGACTTGAGTTCAATCCAAATAGATCCGTTATTTATCAACCAATAAACGTCTGGAATACCATTAATAGTGTTAGATTCTATACGGAATAATTGACCTTTTAAATTTAATTTTTTGATACGTTGCCACAGATTATTTTCTGGTTTTTTCATTATGCTATTAGGTCAATAACATAAAAAAAGAGGCAACTCCAGTCTCCCTTTGTTGCCTCTCTAATCAATATAACTAGTTGTCTGTGTTAATCCTAATTATAAAGAATTTTGTTTTTTTAACTCAATTCCATTAGCTTCTAGATTATCTAATAGATTAAGACCTTGAGCAATACCCTTAGCAACGTGCTTATCACTACAAAAAGCAACAATATTAATTTTGCCATTGCCTAGATCACACTTAATAGCGTTGCCATTAAAAAAATACCTACCAACATAACTTTCATCAGTAAGCATACCCTCTGTAATATATTCATCATCAAGTATCATTTAAGTTGCTCCTCTTTAAGTTCTATTCATTACCCTTAGTGATAATGTAATACCACCAAGTGCCAACAAAAAGCCAACTTGAGTATCAAAAGTAAATAAAACTATGACACCCAAGAAAGCTATCGCAAAGCTAATTAAGATTAAAAATATATGAAGTGCAATATCCATTATTTAACAATCTTTGTTTTAAGTTCAACACTTTCACCCTCAACAATATACTTATCATACAAATGTGGGTGTTGTTCTTTAAAGGATTTGACATCAAACCTAGTAGTATTCTTTTTAGCAACTTCAATATAATAAGATTTAGATTTATATTTATTAATAATTGAACCTCCTAACTCCTCAACTATTTCCAACGCTTCAGATTTAACATCAATCCATAGCTTATTATATGTTTTTCTGTTGTGGTTTAACTCACACGCTTTGAACAATTTTACATTCTCAACAGGTGATAACGTTCTTGGTTTATTTATCTTTACTATTTTTTGTGTTGTCATTTTTTTAACTCCTTTGTTTATGGTTTTATTTATGTTTAACACTCTCTCAATTTAATGGGATATAATAAGAAGTCAAGCAAATAATTAATTATTTATTTAATGCGATTAAGTCAGTTTTAGATAAGGTTATTGTCCTGTGATTACTGGCACAACTAAAAGATGTATTTTTATCTAAAAATAAATCAACATCATCTTCATAGGAAGATTTAATTTTTTTAAGTATTATAGGGCTATTACTCATATATTCAGTAGTGCCATCATTAGCCTCAACAAGTTCATAATTATGTAATAAACAAGAATAATGAGATTTATTATCAAAAAGAGTTTTATCTAAAACCACAACATCTTGTGGTTTAATATCCATTGTAATCCATTTGTAGTATTCCCAAACATGAATAGATTGATTTTTATTATTTTTAAATACTGACAAATCGTTAAAACTCCATTTTTGAGGTGTAATTATCATAATATTTTTAAATGCCCTATGCTCATAACATAGGGCTATTTGTTTTTTAGTTTGTTAATTGTTTAATATTTGATTGAGGTATTGAGATTGCTATTTTGGATTTTTTAGCAATTTCAGAAATATGCCTCAATACTTCTGAACCAATCATATCAGAGTGTAGTAGATCAATAGCTTGTTCTTGCAGGTTCTCTAATACTTTTAACTCCTCACCTTTTGAAGTTTTATAAAAGGCTTTTTTGGTTTCCTCATGACATTTACTTTCTACAAATTTGTAGAAATCAGTAGTAAGATTATATTTTTCTTTATTATCCCAATCCCAACTAGGTATTCTGTCATTACCAGAATAAGAGGTTGTTTCCCAATCTCTATTTGAAGCCCAGTCTTTTAGTTTGGTTTCTAATTTTTGAGAAACCTCTCTCAATTTTGACCTTTTAGCATTTAGTAATTTATCAATACTTTCAAAAAAAGTATTAAAGTCTTTCTCTGCACTTTCAACAGCTTTTAGGTCTTTTTCTATTTGAAGTGTTTTTGTGAAGCTACCAAAGTTTTTTTCTGCTTTCTCCCTAATTTCTGCAAGGTGCATACTCTCAATAGCTTTTATTTTAGTATTATATTTTGTATTAAGTTTATTTTCCCAATACTCTTTATTGTCTTTGCTTATTTGTTTTGTACTCATTTTTATTGCTCCTGTTTATTGTTAATTATTGAGTGCCCTCAATGGCTATCTTCCAGAGAGCACTCTGATTGTTTTTATTCTGTATGATAAAAAACAAACAAAAATTTTGTAAGTGGCTTTTTTATTTGACTGAAAAAGAATTAAAAGTCAAGCAGGATAAATTTAAGTACATTCCTATTGTTGTACACCACCTAATATATTTACCTATCTCTACTTATAGCAACGTGTGGGCAAATTCTATTAATAAAAGTTAGTAAATGCCAAACTACAATGTCATAAGGTTTTTCATTAGTTTTACAAAAATCAAATGATATGTCTTGACCTGCATAAGTTTTATCAAATGGTGTTTTTGCTTCTCGGTTTAAATAAAAGTCTTCATGTCCATTATCCCCGATACCATTAAATTTAATAATATCATCTGTACTTTCATCTTTTATTAAATGACCAACAACAGTTTTAAGATAATCAAACTCCTCTTTGATCTGTTGCCATTCTGTATTTGTAAAGTCATTATATTTATGCCAGTAATTAGTATAACCCATTTTATTTTGCTCCTTGTTTATTTGTTAATTTATACATATCCCATGAAAATATGATATTATAAAATAGATGTCAAATAAAAAATTATAATAAAAAAGCTAATAAAACTGCGACTATTAGAAAAGGTATAGGATAAAAAACTAAAATTCTTATAATAAATGCAATAAATCTGTCCATAGCAACAGAGATATACGTTAAAAAAATTAATACAAGATTAAATTAAACTTTTATTTTTCTAATTGATTGAATTACTGCTGTTGGAATTATTGTAGTATTTCCAATATTGTCAAATGTTGGTTTATCTTTTGTCTCTATATAATCTGTAAATAATCTTGTAATACCTTTTGATTGTGAAAGTAAATAACCTTTTGAAACACATGTTGGTAATTTTTCTTTACTTAAACTTTTAGTATCTGACCAACCTGCATCTCCCTCAATATCCAACCATTTAATCTCAACAAAGGGGTAATCTAAAATATTGTTGCCTAAATTTTTAAAATTAAAATTTAAAATTTTAGATCCTTTTCTTATTTTTTTATTTTTCATTTAGCTCCATATAGATAGTCTATTATTCATTTTATTCCATATAGATAGTCTACTATTCATTTTATCCCATATAGATAGTCTACTATTCATTTTTATCCTCAATTAAAATTGAAACAATACCAATGGATGAATTTAAATGACTGTTATGAACTTCATTAAACACTGTCATAAAATTACCTTCATTCATTAATTTCTTCTGGCGTAACGTCAATGATATTTTTGGCTTCTCCAATTTTTTCTTCAAGTTCGGAAAGCCTACTTTCAAGTTGTTCACGACTCATTCCCTCCAATCCAACATGGGTTACTTCTTTCTTATCTATAAAAAATCCTGCCATCTGGCCACTACGGTATTCTGCATTTATAGCATGACCAAACTGTTTCTTGTCTTCTGCTTTTTTACTTAAACGTTCAAAATTTTTATACTTTCTTAATTTATCCCCTTCATGTTTTTTTAGTTCCTGGCTATATTTCATTTCCATATAACGCACAACATGAGGATTTTTATTTGGATCAGTAAGTCTGCTGGCAATCTCGGTGGGTCCCTGAGGTTTATCAGATGTATACCCAGCTCTTTTAGCGGCTTCTACTTTTGATATCTCACCCCAATTACCAACA